TTGTATATAAATTGTAGTCAGTGGGATCACCAGTCCTAAGAGATATAGTTGGTGTAGACTGAAAGTAATAACCTGTATCGGCTTGTAAAAGCTGCGATAATATTTCTTCTGTACTTTCTGCCGGCCCTGAGTTTGTATAATCTACACCATTAGGTGTTGGCAATGGCGTGGCATTTGCCGTATCATAAAATACTTTGCCCGCTATAGTTACACCAAGCTCTTCAGCTACGCCGCGCATACATATTTTTATATCAAGATTATTATTAGGCATAGTTGCTGTAGTGACAAAAACCACAGTTAATACAACATTCACGCCGTCTTGTGTAAAGTAAGAATTTGGCACATCAATCTCTGGGTTTGATGAAACAACAGCAAAATTACTTGCTTGAATCTCATAGCCTTGATTTGGCGTTATTGTTAATACAGCTTGAGGAGCAACACTGCTTATCAAGTCTCCACCTGGTATTACAAATTCTTGTGAGGTTACCGTAAAATTATCTATTGCTACTATATTACTCATTATGGTATTGGATTTACGGGTTGACCTGTGTATATGTCAATTGTTATTAAAGTTCCGGTTGTGAACGCTGTACAAAGTATTTGCTGCGCATTAACATCAAATATATTAAACCAAAGTGCATCACTGTGGCAATTTGCGTCTAGAGGGTCGCCACCTACATCTGTAAATGTACCACATTCCATGAAGAATGTAATTTGCCCATTACTCGAGTTTTGCGCTAATGTCTGCGCATCAGCTTCGCTTATTTGGAAACTACTATATCTATCACTTGTGTTTCTAACTGTTCCTTGTGGTGTGTAATATTTTTCATTACCAGTCGGAACACCTAAATCAGGTGTTGGGTTACCATCACTATCGTAGTAATTTGTGCCACCACCTCCAACATTAGAAATATGCACCCTGCCAATTTCTATAGCATCACCCGTGTCTGCTGCTGCAAATATATTAAATGTACCTCTATTGCAAGTGTGGCCACCGTTCGTAGGCGATGCGCACACCGTAGTTGATACTCCTGTATTTGGATCTACCCAAGTGCCCTGAGGTTCCTGAGCTAAAACGTATCTACCCACTATATCTAAATTAGTTAGCAGGTTAGCTAAGCCTTCGATTTCTACGTTTTGTGTAGCTGTATTAGGCGGTGTGTCTGGATCACTAACAACCAAATTAAAAGAGTATGGCTGCGCATCTGGCACTGCCCCTGTAACAAGCGCTGTTCCATCGCCATTATCCGTAAGCGTTAGCCAGCTAGGTAAATTACTTGATGTTATAGTTAGCTCAGCACCCGTGTGGTCCGCGTCGGCTACAGCGACATTATAAGTGTATGTATCACCTATAGCATACGCTGTTGTTGGTGGGGTTGTTGTAAAATAAGGAATATCTGGCGTAGCGTCAACTGTTATTGTAACTGTGCCAACATTACTAACAAGAACAGATCCATTAAATGTGTCTGTTGCGGTAAAGTTAAAAGCACCAGCGCCACCATTAAAGTTTGCGCTTGGCGTAAATGTAACAACACTTCCATTTATAGTCAGCGTGCCATCATTTGTATTGTCTGCGGTAATATTGTATGTTATAGTGCCAGCTGGTATATTATTGTCTGTAGTTAAATTAGCAAGGTCAATTGTCGGGCAGCTTGTGCAATCCTCTATGGAAGTTAAACTTCCGTTTATAACATAAGGTGCAATCCTCGCTACAAAGCAAGACGGATCAACTTCAACATGCAAAATAAATGAACTTTGAGTATCTCCTGATATTTCTGCACGCCCGATACCTTGCATTGAAAACTCTGCGGCATCTAAATTATTATTCAGGTTGGTACTAAATTGTGTACCAATACCTTTTATGTAATTAAAGTATTTACCCTCTTTATCTAAAAATTCTTTAACGCTACCTTCTTGAAGATTTGTTTGTATTAAATTTGTATACCACCCTGGTGTAGATACTTCACTTATTGGGTTATAATTTGGATTAGCTTGCAATTCAGCTAAACTAAATGTTTGCACTTCAGGTTTACCTTCAACTTGATACCTGTATTCTCTAGACTCTGTTCCGGAATAATTTAATGTTTTGTATTTTTTAACGATGTTCGGTTGGTCATTTATTAAAAACCTAATAGCACTATCGTATTGGACTCCGTAAAAATTGTTCCGTGTTGCATTGGATGCTCCATGCTCCCAAATTTTACCGTTTTTAATACTGTAGTATTTATTGTTTAGCGATATTGCCCCTTCTGGTATAAAATCTTTACGAGAGGTCCAACCTTTAACATCTTCTTTATAAGAAATGGTAGTCCCGTTTTGAGTTAATGACGGATTAAAATAATTAAGTTTAAGCTTGTCTTTCCACTCATCTGTAAGATTATTAAGCGTAAGGTTATAAACGTCCTTATCGTCGTCGTATGAGCCTAATAACACGTTTGAAGAGTGTAGATTGTCTGCAAAAAAGTCACGCATATTAGCGGCTGATATTTCTTCTAACCCATTACGTGATAATCTTAACACAACACCTCTGTTCTTATCGGTAAAGTATGCTCTAAAACCATAAGTGGCAAAGCTTTCTGGGTTTTTGGATATACCATATTCGCCAAGAAAAGGTATTGATTGACCCAGCACAGCGGTATTACCAACAACATTTGTGCTTCCGTCTGCATTGAAGAGAGCATCTTTATTTGCCAATATCTTAAGAACTTTGTCCTCGCAAAAAGCAATTAAATCGGTATCTCTTGAGTGCAACTTTTGAACACTTGTATAATAAGGATTTAAATCTTTAGTGATTGGTTCTGCTGCTATAAATTGATTCAACCTATTTACGCCAGAAGTTGAATTAAATATTTGTGAGAATATTAAACCGGTAGCTTTTGTTTCTTCGCCGTATGCTTCGTCTAAAACAGTTGAAACAACAGGGCCTTTGTCTATGCGTGTTGCATTAAAATCGTCACGTATACGATCAGACTCAACACCTTGTCCAAAAGAATAGCAATTAAACCAATCTAGTTTTTGTAATGGCTGATGCGCAGCCATAGTAGTCTTTGCATTTTGTATTTCATATATATTACTAGCTGAATAATATAAGTCTAAATCAACAGCCTCTTTTGGATATGTTTCAAATATAGCTGGGTTATTAGAAGTATATGTATCTGCATCTACCGCGTATAATCTTACAAATTCAACGCCTGTTTTTGTGGGATTTGCTTGGCCAGTATTAAGAGGCGGCAACCCTGTAGACGTAGCTATAGGTTTATCTATTTTTATATTCCACCTAACAACTCTACGGCTGCCGTATTTACCAGAACCATGCCTACCTGTTCTTCTGCTGGCAACACAGTATGCTGAGCGGTAGCTCATTGTTATAGTATATGTGTGGGAATCCAATTCTTTGTCTGGGTCGTCTGTAATTCTAAATGCACTACCCGATGTATCTAACGCTTTAGCAAAACCTATATGGTGCCCCGCGTCGGGTTGATTAGTTGGCCAATTCCACCAAATACCTGTACTATCATAAAAAGCTTTAGATTGTTTCCAGGGGTTACCAAATCCGTGAAATGATATACTTAAGTTCCTAGACCCAGTTTCTATACCTAAACCACTATTTGGCCGTTCGTCTTGATTACCACGCTGGTATTTAACATCACTGCCTGCTCGTCTTCTAACATCTAATGGAGATGATTTATCCCAAAACCATCCTTTGCTATTATCCGGCGCTGTGTCTCTCCAAAAACTACTCTTACCGCCATTTTGTATATAAGCTACTTCTTTTTGGTGTTCTGTAATTAGCTGGGCGTCTTGCGCTTTTTTAATTATACGCTGTTCTAAAGCGTTGTCTTTATATATTTTTACAAAAAATCTACCTTGGTATTCAGGTTTATTTTCAGATCTAGATTGATATATTGCTATGTCTATAGGTACACCAGTTTGTCCTTCTGGTATAAAGTCTAAACTACCATCAGTGGGGAACCTAAGTTGAATTCTGTATAAATTCCCTTGTTTTTTGATCCATTCTATTTCAAAATAATCAGATATATTGGATCCTGCAATTATTCTACAAGATAAATTATTTTCTGTATTTAAACCATTAAGACCCCCTCCGTTGGCGTCAGTGCCATCAAAATCGTCTTTAGGTATTTCAAAAAACCCTTTATTAACTTGTGGGTATCCTGAACTTGTAAACTCAGTTGTTTGTCTACCCGCTTGATGTCTTCTTATCTTAACAGCATCTGGCGCTTCATTTGATATGGCTAATATCTTATATCTAGCGGTTTCTTCAATAAACGTATTATTATCATGCTCTTTTTTAAGCTCCAAAAACGTTTCTTCATCAACTTTATTTCTATCGGCAGACGGGAAAGACAACCATACACTACCATCTTCTGGTAAATAAAATCTATCTAACGCTAAATTATAATACTCGTTAGATGTTTCTTTTATATAAAACTTATAATGTGTAGCCCAACTTGGTGGGTTTGAAAGCATACCTATTTCTATGGTATTGTATAAGTCTGCAAATTCTTTCGCTAATGATCTACCACCGGAATCGTTTGTAAATACAGGTGTTTGCCTACCGTATTCGTCTAAATACACAATACCCATTTGGTAAGTACGCATAGTTTTTAAAGATGGCACCGGTGTACTTCCGTCAGGATCTGATGATATATTTATAAATTGGCCTGGGTTATCCGGGTCTTCAATAATATCTTCATTTTTTGTTGGGTCGTGCACAATACTAAACTCAAAGTTTGGTATAACTTCACTGCCAGCAAAGTCGACCATGTCAAAGTTTTGGGTGTAGTTACCGTATATAATTCTATTTCCGGTAATTTCTTGAGCCAGTGCTTTTTTAGGAACGTTGTCGTAAGGCCTTAGTAATTGATTAGATGGCAATAAAGACGATATAAGCTCTGTCTCTATTTTAATTCTACCACTATAACCAGTAGCGCCGCCTTCCTGATAGCTTGTATCATTCCATTGATTATATGATTTGCCAGGTAAATTTGGCGCGCTTTTTTCTATAGTATCAACACGATATACGTTAGTGCTGTTTGATTCTTTATAAAGTATATCTACAGCTATTACGTCATCAGGAATATTAGGTGTAATAAAATCTCTTACCTCCAAGACTCGTATATTATTCGTCATGGCTAAGTTATAGCCATCAACACCCGTATACTCAAACTCATCTCCGGGTATAAATGCTATCTCTGTAAAAGGTGAAAATGTTGAAAATTGGTTGTCGTCGTATTTATAACGATATGCGAAGCGAGGAAATTTAAACTCAAATAACGGGTCGTCTTGCTCTAGTAATACATCAAACCCCTGTGGCCCAGTAGGCAAATCTTCACCTACGCTTTGTAATTCACATATAGCTTGTGCTTCTGAAACAGCTTGTGTAACTTTTACTCGTGCCTGATATTCTCTTTGAAAATTGTCATCAGGGTCTTGTATTGTTAATAATAAAAAGTCGCCTGCTATATAGTCTACTGCGTTTGTCCAGTTTAAAGTTATAACAGTACCGAAGTCCATCGAGATTGTTTCATCGGGATCATCATCGTCTTCAGTAGACAGTGTGTTAAACTCAAACGTGGTAGTTGTTTCTATCTCACCGTCTCTAACAGTATTCTTTTTATATATAGTTGGTCGTAAAAGAGGCGATTTTTTTATAACAGTAATATCTGCTTCTATAAAATCTCTACCGAATATTTGAGTGTGCGTATCAAAATCAGTCGAGCCATCTTTAAACTTTTGTATTTCAATTTTTTTAGGCTCAGTTTGATTATCTGTAAAAAACAAAAAACCTTCAAGTATATTTACACCTGTAATTAAAAAGTTTTCATTAAATTTAAGTATACCGGTTTTGTCTACTAATATAGGAAAAACAACATCTCTTATTTGGTCATACTCAACAATAGCGTCTACGCTCTGTGATGTAATAAACCAATATATTTTTTCTGTGGTTGCATCTTTTACAGTACCTATACATTTAGCGTCAGTAGGTATATAAGCTAGCCC